GATTACAGCAGTATTGAAGGATACTGAGGTAGAAGAGATGCCTACTGATTATGATCGTGGCTTGGATTTCTCCATTACCAAGACTACAAAGGGTCAGTATGCAGACTATAGCACTAGCAAGTGGGCTCGCAAGGAGTCAGCACTAACTGCTACAGAACGTGCAGCAATTGATACTTATGGATTGTTTAACCTTAAAGACTTCTTACCAAAGAAGCCAGGTGAGACTGAAATTCGTATTATTAAGGAGATGTTTGAAGCATCCGTAGATGGTCAGACTTATGATGCAGATCGTTGGGGGCAGTATTTTAAGCCTCCTGGTACTGGTAATAACAATCCAGACGCAGACGATACGCCTGTATCAGTGACTCGTGCTGCACCAGCTGCTCCCAAGGCAGAAACTGCTCCATGGGAAGACAATGAGCCTGCGGCTAGTGCACCAGTTGTAACTGATGCTCCAAAGGCAAATCCTCGTGCAGAAGAAATTCTTGCAATGATTAGGAATCGTAAGTCTTAATAACATGTCTGTATTAAAAATAACTTTTGATACAGACTACACTTTAGATTGCCATCTGCGTGACAATGATTTTGTTCTCAGATGGCAATCTCTTTTATCCATGGCAATCTCAAATAATAAAATTTTACAAACAGACACTTTTAGCTCTTTTTACAGTGAGAATCAATCTAAACTCTATCTAAACAATGCAATAGATATTGTAAATGCATTTACTAAAAGAGAATTTATAAAGAAGCCCAATGAACAAGATTACGAGGATGTTGAATACTATAATTACTTGCATGAAAAGTTTGAATTATTAGTTGGTAGAGATTATGATAATCCTACAATTATCATGACCAATGGTCCTTTCTATCTTAAAGAAGCGATTAGGCACTTAAATCGTTTTTGTCATAGATTAGAACAACGACCTTATCAAATTAGTAATTCTATTAGAGTTGAATGGGATTCAGCAAACCGTAAACCATTGGAACAACAAGATTTTGATTTATTTGAAGATTTAGAGGATAAAGATTACATTATGTACTTAGATTATAGTACATTAGGCAAATCATTGTTTGAATGTTTTATAGATGGGCTTAGCCCTTCTTATAAGGCAATGAGATTGCAAGAACATTATTCTTCAAATTTTGTAATTAAATTTGCCAAAACAGAAAAAATATTTGATAAAGATAAATTTTTAAGTTGGTTGGAATATAACGGAATAAAAGATTTACCTAAGGCAGCATTAGGTGCTATAGTGTTAGGTGACATTAAAGATACAGATTCATTTAATAAAGTTAAACAGGCTACAAGTATTATAGACATAAGGCTAGAGAGGAACTAATATGGCTAAACCTTTTGATATTTCAAAGTTCCGCAAGGATTTGACAAAGAGTATTGACGGACTCAGTTTTGGATTCAATGATCCAACAGACTGGATTTCTACAGGAAATTATACACTTAACTATCTTATTAGTGGAGACTTTCATAAAGGTATTCCTCTAGGTAAGGTTACTGTGTTTGCAGGTGAATCCGGTGCAGGAAAATCTTATATATGCTCAGGAAACATTATTAAGAATGCACAGGAACAGAATATCTTCTGTATTCTAATAGATAGCGAAAACGCACTTGATGAAGCATGGCTACATGCTCTTGGCGTAGATACTAGTGAAGACAAACTGCTTAAGATGAACATGGCAATGATTGATGATGTTGCCCGCACGATCAGTGAGTTCATGAAAGGATATAAAGTTATGGATGGTAATGAACGTCCCAAAGTACTGTTCGTAATTGACTCATTGGGAATGTTGCTTACTCCAACTGATGTTAACCAATTTGAAGCAGGCGAGATGAAAGGTGATATGGGACGTAAACCCAAGGCACTAACAAGTCTTGTACGTAATTGTGTTAATATGTTTGGCAGTATGAATGTTGGCATGGTCTGTACCAATCATACATATGCAAGTCAAGATATGTTTGATCCTGATGACAAGATCAGTGGTGGACAAGGCTTTATCTATGCATCTAGTATTGTTGTAGCTATGCGTAAACTTAAGCTAAAGACCGATGCCGATGGTAATAAGACCAGCCAAGTACACGGCATTCGCAGTGCTTGTAAGGTTATGAAGACACGTTATAGTAAGCCATTTGAGTCGGTACAAGTGGAAATTCCATATGAAACTGGTATGAGTCCAACTAGTGGATTGCTTGACATGTTTGAAGCAAAAGGTATCCTAGTAAAGGAAGGCAACAAGCTGTCATATACAAGTTCAACAACTGGTGAGATTATCAAGGAATTTCGTAAGGGATGGACAGATGATAAATTAATGGTAATTATCGACGAGTGGAATGAAACTTCAACCAAATCCACAGTTGTCATTACTGAAGAAGAGGAAACTGTAGATGAGTGACACAGAATATTTGGTAGCCATGTGGCAAACTGTAAAGGAATATATTCCAGCAAAGGATCGACAATCGGCTGCTGACCATGTTATCAATGAATTAGTTGAATTGGGAATTGATGACAATGATCTTGAAGAACTTGCAGTAGATAAGCCAATGCTTACTGCCATTAAAGAACATATCGACGTTACGGAAGATGAAGACGACGAATGAGGTGTAATTGGTGTGGTATTCTAAGGTAACAAGCAATCTTGGAAATATCCAAGGATTTATTGAATATTACGAAGAAGAATTAAGACAGGCTAAATTTGATATTCAGGTAAAAGGTAATGTTGAAAAGAGCATTGCTGCTTTGCCTGGTATCACCGAACAAAGATTTAATCAGCTACAAGAAATTGAAGCTGTATTAAACTATCTTAATATTCAAATTCGTGTAATACGTCGTAAGCATTTTCAAAAATATTTAGAACACTATGCTCGTGCCCTAAGTAGTCGAGATGCTGAAAAGTATGTTGAAGGCGAACAAGAAGTAGTTGATTATGAAACAATCATTAATGAAGTAGCACTACTTCGTAATAAATGGCTTGGTGTTATGAAAGGTATCGACAGCAAGCAATGGCAACTTAGTAATTTGGTTAAACTCAAAGTTGCCGGAATGGAAGATTTCAGTATCTAAGGAATCCCAAGGGAAATCCCATTTTAAAAGTGTTATAACTATCAAACCTGCGATGATCTCCTGTATAAGATAACCCATTGGGATCATCTACTATGATTCTAGTCTGACTCATTGATACAGCATTGAACAAATTAGCTAATTCACTTAGTAGCATCTTATCTTTGTATACTAAATTAATATCTCGATGTTTAGCTTCGCCATTCATAATGATATCAATCATCGGCGGGATGTCTTCGAGATTAATAAAGTCAAAATGTCTGTCTTGAGGAATGTGAAACTCTCTTTTTGAATGTACTTGAATTTTTCTAAAGAAACGCTTGGGGCTTTCGCTATAATGGAATACGCCAAATACTCTTAAATTATAAAAATGTTCATATTGAGGTATATCCCTTGCTATCATATTCTTAACATAGCCGTATGAGTGTGTGGGTTCTGCTGAGAATATATCTTTCTCTTCAGCATAGTCAACACTATTACTAATATCAAATTCATGCCCTGTGCCAATATTAATCAATCTCTTATACCTATGTTTATTATTGACTAGGTTATCCCAAATTTTAAGATTATCTTTAATGATGGGGTCGTTCATTGACTGCTTAAGATCATGAATATTTTCTCTACCTACTAAAGCACAATGTATAACCATATCGAAATATGTGCTATTGAAAAATTGTTTGACAGCATCTGCATCTAGCATATCAAGCTTGTCTCTGCCACATTCAAAAATTTGATGTCCTATTTCCCTAAAGTACTTGGACAAATAACTGCCAATGAATCCAGTGGCGCCAGTAATCATAATTCTCATAATTGATCCATTTTAAATTGATTATTATATTTGTTTCTAGTAATATTTAATGTAATATACATTCATAAGTCAAATAGTTGATATCACAAAAATAAACAAAATATATATAACATCACGGAGTTTTTAAATGAATAAAGCACTTATTACAGGAGTTGCAGGCCAGGATGGTAGTTATCTGGCAGAAATGTTACTGGATAAAGGATATGAAGTCCATGGTCTAATTCGTCGCAGTTCGAACTTTGATCACCCAAATACAATTAATATCAGAGATCGTGTTACTTTCCATAATGGTGATCTAAGCGACAGCAATAACATTAGAAATCTACTAGATAAGATTCGTCCAACTGAAATTTATAATCTTGCAGCACAAAGCCATGTAAAAGTAAGCTTTGAAATGCCAGAACTAACTGGTGATGTTAATGCACTTGGGCCACTACGTATCCTTGACAGCA